CTGCGCTGCACAGGCCGTAGGGGAAGAGTGGCTGACTCGGGTCGGAGGGGTCGGGTATGTTCTGCGCGAAACTAAGGTCGACAGAGTCTTCCCAATACGGCTTATATATTCCATTTTTTGCTGGGTCGGAGAAGTTTATGCAAATGTCATTCTGATATGAGGGAGTATCACCATTCACACCATTTGAAATGTGAAATACTATATATCTGCATCTTTCGGGTGTAGTTATTATTTTATTAACAAAGGAACTTGTTGTTGATATAACAACGTATGACTCGTCTAAAAAACTTAATCTCTTAAAAGGAATATTACCGCCGTAATAGAAATAATAACCACTCTTTTCTTGTACATCAATTGGATTAGAACAGCAAAAAGTAGTTGATGAATCATTTTTTGTCGAAGCTTGACCAACTGTAGCTGTCCAAGAGCCGAGTTCCCACTCTTCATCCCACTGATTAAACCCAGTACTCTTAACACTTTGCCCCTTGAAACTAATAAGATTACCGGGATCATAAGGATAATAGTCTTGCTCGCCTACATTAAGTTCTAGCCATTTCTCAAAAGCAGCTACACCAATATCAGTAGTTATATCTGCCTCCTGTATTCCTAAGGCACTTGCTATCTGTGAATCAGTACCAAATATACTGGTTATATCTATTAATCGATAGTTTTTTAAATATCCAATTACATCATTTGGAGTACCGCTATCACCCAATCCGATAAAAAATTTATTGGAACTATTAACCGGGGATGTGATAAGGCTTAATCGTATAAATTCTGTACTATTACTTGTTACTTGTTTATTAGTTCCAATACTTCCTGTAGAAAGACAAATACCAATTCTTGTTACATTTCTTGATGAGGAGCTAGTATTTTCATTTACTTTACCTACGACTGACATGTAGTATTTATGAGTTGTGTCACCGTTTACTTCATTATAAAACATTCCACCACCTAAACCCTGCTTTTTAACAATAGTTAAAACATTATTGTTTACTGTGTAGGATTTAACTGTGGAAGGGTTAATTATAGTCCAATTATTTAAAGTATCGAAATTTGGATTTTGGGATAACTGATTCCACTTCACCGTATTGCCATAAATCTCATCTATTTTTGCTTGACAGTTATTTCCTGGGAGTTTATTATTGTCATCTCCTCCTGCCCTTCTGTATCTAAATGAGGTTTGTAGTTGTTTCCATATTGTTGTCCATATAGTACTTAGAAGAGTAAAAAATATTTTCTTATTCATAATTTTTTAATTTAAGAGGGTACAAATTCCAGTATTATACCAGATTGTGATTAAATATTTACTCCCCGGTTCTATAAATGGTGAAACTCCTCCTATAAATGTTACTTCTGATGTATTATAGGTTATTGTTGTAGCTGTAGTTCCGGATGTAAACTCTATAGACAGGACGGTATCTTTTGGTTTACTTGTTCCGTCTATAGTAAGTGAAGTAAGGGTTCCACAGATGTAAGTTTTATCTATATCTCCTGGGCTAACGGTTAAGGTTGCTTCTGATACTGTATTTACCTTTCCTTTATCTATTTTTCCATCTAGTTCTGTTTTTACACCTCCACTAGTAACTAAGTTTGTGCTATTTGCTGTAGGAGTTGATTCTATGCCAACCTGATTTACCTTTTCATTGGTTGAGAATGCTACATTTCCGATTGCTGTCTTAATACCTCCACTTGTTACTAATTTCATGCTATTTGAGGTAGGCGTAGTTTCAATTCCCGTATCCTTCACCCTCTCATTAGTCGAAAAAGCTACATTATCTACGGCAGTTTTAATTCCACCGCTAGTAACCAATTTCGTAGAGTTTGATGTAGGTGTAGTTTCTATCCCTGTATCTTTTACTTTTTCATTAGTAGAGAAAGCAACGTTATCTACAGCACCATCTATAGCTGTTTTTACACCTCCACTTGTTATTAGGTTTTTGCTATTTTGTGTCGGTGTTGTATCTGCTCCTGATTTGACGAAAGAATTAATTCCAGATATAGTTGTCTTATTATCGCTTGTTGTTCCTGGTCTAGCTATAGGAATTGCGTCTCCAGAATTTAATGTTCCTATATCTGTTAATTCTAGTATTGTTTTATCTGCCATGTTCTTTTTGTTTTTTTTTATTGTTTTTTTTGGACGGTTAGGATTAGGGCGCAGAGAAAAGGAGACGAAAAACTAAATTCCACGTCTCATCATTCTAGCGCCCTCTTTATCTCCGTCCATTATTTTATCTCACTCCTATAGCTCTGTTTTTTATAAGAGGGAATTAGTTTTAATTTTCTTTACGTACTAGCTCCTCATCTTCTCCTACCGCCATATAAACATCCATGAATAATACTTGGTAAGGAAGGCTAGTGATAAATTGAGATGTACAATCTGTCATAGTTATAGTTTTAGAATATATTATTTAACATGCCCTGGAAGAGTTTTTGGGTTTCTTCTCGGGCGGATGTTGTTTGTGTTTTGAATGATTGGAGAGTTTTATTTACACCTCCATTCATACCTAGTTCTTGATATTGTCCGTAATGTAGATAACAATTATATAATGCTCCACAAACGGCATCTGATAAATCTTTTGACCCCACCTTAAGGTTTTCTGGAGTATCTGCGTAATCAAACTCCGTACATTTAGATACAAGCGGGTGATCTATTTTACAATGTTCAAGATTTTTACCGTTAAAACTTATCTGAAGTTCACTACACTCGCGTAAAAGGATATTTATATACGGCATTTCTAACCTCTCTGTGTTTACTACATTCTTAAATACGTTATATGCTTCCATTGTTTTGTCTACAGAAAGAGGTTTATAAGGAATACCATCTCTTTCACACGATTGAATTATTCCAGAACTTGCGAAAGAGTCTGCACTAAATTCCACTAAGTATCCATTCTTTACTAGGTCTTTTATAAACTGATAAAGGTGGTCCAAAGATGTAGCCTGTCCTTTTTTTCTAGAGACATCAAAAGCTAGAGGGACTTTAAATTTAGGTAAAGTATATCCAGGGCTAACTTCTTTCTCTCCATCATAATAACAAAGAGCCACTCCTGTTTTATCCTTTTTAATACCTATGTCCATGTGCAAAAATAATGAAGTTCCTCTAGGTATTCTGTATATCATTGACTCTACTTGAGAATAGATACTATCACTGGTGTCATAAAAGTCGACTATAATTTCTTCTGGACAATAGTTCTTTAGTTTACTACATGCCAAAAGATGACTAAGATCTCCAGCAAAGAAACTTTCAGACCCAGTATATCCTTCACCAGCTAGATCTCGAAGGCTTCTTATGGGGTCAGCTAAAAATTGAAACTTAGCCGCGATTGGAACGTTTATTATCCTATCAGGATCAAGACCCGTAACTGAGATATCCTCATTATTTTCAATCACCCTTGGACCAGTAACAGCATCGCCTTTATAGAATCTGAATGTTCGCTTATCTACATCAAAATTCCATAGGTTAGGACGAATTTCCCACTGTTTCCATTTAATTTTCAATAAATCACTAGGATTAACTAGTTCTTCAAATTTTTTAGGGGCAGCGTCTGAAGCATCCTTGGCCGAGCTGTCACAAATGGCGCCCCCGAAAGTATATCGTTTATCTGCAAATCGAGAATTATAACGAGTAATAACCTCAGAAACTTTATTTACGCCATCTTGTGGACGCCAAAATCCGCATTCCGAAATTATACTAAAGATCAGCTGTGAACCTAGTACAGCACCTACAGAAACTGGACCAGAGGGAATTATTCGAATTGCGGGTTTATGATATTGATTTCGAAAATATGGACTTGTATCAAAAACAAAGTCATAATAATTCTTGAAATCTCTTTTAGCAGTTTCGAAATTTGCATGGAAAAAACCAAAAGCTAATTTCATACCACCTGCCATTCCTAGACTTGCATAGACATTGGAGCAGCAATCTAGGCGGTGGAGATAATATAGACCAATAACTCGGGATATGCTCGATTTCCCCGATCCTACACAACCCGACATCGAAACAAACGGATAGTTGGTTTTTATAGAATTGGGGAATATTTCTTCAAGCTTGTCAAACCACGGAGTAAATACAGCCTTCCCGTGATTAAAGATTAACTCACTCCCTAAGAAATAATCGTCACATAAAAATCTTCGTATGGTAGTTGGTCTATGATCCATTCCTAATAGCCTGCATCCAATTAAAATTTTTTCATCATTAGAAAGTTTATTATATTCTTCTTCTAATATATTTTCTGGAACAGACACAAGTGATAGTGTTGGATCATCACCTATATTTATATTATTTTTGTCTTCATTCATAATAATCTATTTTGTTTTAAGAACCCACTCCTATATAATCCAGTATCAGGAAACTCTTTTTTACGATTTAATCTAATCTTTGGAAATTCATAAGGATGAGGAATATTGTTTATTAGGATGTCATTTAGTATACAAGAAATATCCTCCGATTTTAGTGTCCAGGGTAATTCTATTAGTGTTATATTATTCCTTTCACAATAATTACATACATATTCATCCCGCTTAAGTTGTGAATAGAAGTCATTTAGGTCGTCTTTAAAATGTGGGCAATAGCTATAATGTTGTTCTCCATTATACTCAATCCAATACTCTCTATCCTCAATTGTAAGTGTAAAATCTATTAATAAGCCGAGAGGATGCCCTAATTCTTCTAACTCATCAGTCTTTAGTGAGTATTGTTCATTAAATTCTAAGTTATTATTCCTTAACCAGGATTCTATTATTGTTTCTCCTACAGACTTAGAACAATGTGGGCATTTTACCATGTACATTAAACTACGAGCTAGGACATCAAAATACAATCCACATTTATTACACTTTATGTTGTATATTTTAGCATTGTATTTTTCTCCACGTTTAACAGTCCCAACATAAGACTTAGAAAAATCGAGATCTAATTTATTCTCTCTGTTTTCATTAAGTGTAGTGAACTTATCAATAAAGTATTTAAGTCTTTTAGCATCCTTTTCTAGTTTATCGCAGTTAGGACATGGATCACATTTCATATCTTCACATATATAGTGTCGTATAGTGGAATAGGGTAATTTATATACATTGCCACATTTATTACATCTAAGAAAAACAAAATTGCCTTCTGTTTCTTCTAGTGACTCTTTTTCTAAGATAGTAAATCTTCCAACTCCATACTTTTCATCCAACCTTTCCTGATGAAATTGTAAGGAATTCTTTTTAAATGCCCTCTTTTTTGACTCAGTACGACATTCCTTACAAACCATTTCTCCCTTTAATATATTACTGGGGCTTCCAAAAACTTCTTTCTTGTGTTTATTACAAATAAAGCATGTTGTTGTACTGTTATTTTTGTATATTGTTTTCTTTGGTACTATAGAGAGGTCTTTTCTTTTCTCTCTTAGCTTATTTATAAAACTAATAGCCCTCTCGATTACATGATAAGATAAAAATCCAGGTTGAAGCATAAAGACTCTCGGAACCACTTTAACTCTACAATAATCTTTAATATCCAGAATTGTTTCTTTATTCTGATCTTCCACATAAGTATCAGAAAAGTCTAGTAATTCTCCATAATGATCATAGGCAAACAATATAAAATTCACAGTCAATTCTCCTCTATCTTTATATCGTTCCTTTAATTCTTGTTCTTTTTCTTTGTTCATATATTAATTGTCTCTGCTTCCCAAAATAGTAGTTAATTTAATTCCCTCATCATCATATAAATCAAAGATAGGAGTACTTAAGGTAGCTAATCTTGTTCCTCCTACCATGATGACAAGTAATATATGATTTTTCTATCTCTTCGTCAGTTTTCCTTAGTTCCCGCAGTGTAATCGAATACTACATCTCTTAATTGATGCTGCGGGAATGTTTTATTTATTTTCTTTCTTTTTCTCTTCTCTTAGTCTCTTTGTCAATTTCTTTCTTGAGACCTCTTCTTACTCTGACTGTAGATTCCATGTCATCAAGGCGAGATTTATTCTTGCTTTTGTCGTATGGGTAATAATCTTTTTCTTTAAGATAATTTCCCTTCTTATCAACTCTCCAACCAATGGGGATATAATCCTTCTCAATCTTTCTTTTATCTTTTGGTTTTGATTTTAGATAATTTAGCTGTTCTTTATCTCCCTTTTCCCAAATTTCATCTTTTATCTTTTCGTTCCTTTTATGAGTTGCTATTTTAGCTATTTTATTACCAACGTAAGCACCTCCAGCAATTACAAGACCTTTTTTTGTGTTTGCAAGTTTCTTTACTTTATTTTTTGCTACAGCTCCTCCTATGGCACCAGCAGCAGCACCAACGAGGCCAGACTTCATTTGATTTCGAGCATATCTTCCCTTACCGGCAGAGTCAGTATCTTCAAACATTATAGATGCTTGAGCCTCTTCTCTTGGTGTAGTTTTCTTAAGTAATTCATCACGTTCTTTATTACGTTCCTTCTCACGCTCGATATACTCCTTGTGACTTTTCTTAGAGAATTCTCTTTGTGCATATTCATAACCCTCACAAAAAGCTCTCTCCAGGAGTTCATCGAGGTCATCATTACCAGTACTATAGAGTCTTTCTTTCTCTACATTACTAAACATTCTTTGTAATTTCATTCTTTTATAAACACATATAGGGCAAATTTAACTTACTACCCCCCCCCATATGTTTTGTTTTATAGAGGAGTAGTGTATTGAGTCATTTTAGTATTGAATTTATTTTGTTTTTGAATTCTTTGATTAGCTGTATCTGTACCGAATTTAAATTTTCCTCATCCTCTATTAATTCACAGTTTTCTAGGAGTAGCTTTTTCAATGACTTAGTATCTCCAGGAAAATCCCATCCATAGGTTTCAGTATTTAAATCATAAACGAGCCATCCATCGTCGCCAGCAGAATTTATTGTTGCTAGGGTGATTTGTTTAACCTCATCTAATTCATCTTCAAACCAACCCTTAGCGATAGAAGATGATACGGGAATTGGAAAAATGCGTTTAAACTCAATGACAAAATCCCCATTACTAAATAATTCTTCTGAGTCAATGGAGTCATACCACTTTCTAATATTCTTTTCCCAGGTATTTTTAAAAAATTTAATATAATTCATTAAACTATCTGGTAGTTTATTTCCCAGCTCTTTATTAAATTTTACCCAGGAATTGTAGTCGAATTCAGAAGACCAACCTAAATCATCCTCGAGGGAATCTTTTATATCGGCTTTTATTTTTCTTCTCCTTTCTTCGTCTATCTTTTGTCTATATTTGGGGTCGTTTTTATATCTATACTTATCAACTCCCTTACTATATCCGATCCTAGCACCGATAGCACCACCAATTATAGCTCCAGCACCAGCCAATCCCAGCGCTACTTTTGGTTTATGTTTTTTAAGGGCTATTAACTTACCAGGCATTAAAGTGGCACCTATCATAGCTCCCTTGGCACCAGTCTTCACCGCCTGTTTTGTTCCCTCCCACACCTTACCAAATTCTTTCTGTCGTAGTATTATCATCTTTCTATCATTCTTTAATTCCGCTATCCTTCTTAAACAGATCCATAAAATTCCTCACCATATTCTTACTATCTTCAGACTCCATATCAGTATTATCATTTTCTTCAGCTATTTTCTTAAGGAGTTTATCAGAGTCTTTTATAGTAAGTTGGTCCATCATATCTCCTAGTTGTTGTGAATATTCCATCAATTTACCGACTATAAGAATAATATCAGAACTTGTAAATTGATTTGGGTTAAGCAGATTTTCAGGTTTTAAGCAATAATCCATCACAAGCATAAGTTTCTGCATCAGGTTAAGGAGTAGAATTGGTTTTATAGATTTAAATGTTTCGGATAGGTATAATTCTAAGATTTGCCTTTTCTTTGGATCACCCACATCAACGAGAGCTTGGCTTAAATTTCTCGTGTCAACACTAAGTTCTAAGCCATATTCCTCGTTGTACTTTGTGAATACGCTTTCTATGGCCTGTGTAAGTTCTTCATTTTTCTTATCCTTCTCAGCCAGACTCATAGCATTAGCGTCCATTATAATATTTTTGGCGCTCTTGGGTAATGTAGGGGCAGCAGTTATCATATTTTTCAGGCTCTCAGGACTAGTATCTTCATCCCCTAGTACCTCAGCCTCTTCTATTTCTATTCTACCTTCTTTTTTGAGGATCTGCTGCTTAATTTCCTCATTGTCGAAGGGGTTTACACTTTTCAACATATTTTAATTATCCTTCTTTCTTTTATAGGTAGAGTTGAAAACAATAGCTGAAAGAGAACTATTACACTCTTTCCAAGTCCACCCAAATTCGTTTATATCTTTTACAAGTTCTCCTAAATCGTTATTATAGAGTTTATATTTGAAGCTATTTTTAGTAGTATATCCTCTGAGATCAGAAGGAAATTCATCAACAAAAACAATATCATCATTAGTTATTGTTTCCTTTTCTTGGGGTATTGCAATATCGACAGCAAAAGATGAGTCATAGTAATCAAAGTAATAAGGACGCTCATATGATATACCGGATTCTTTCTTAATTACATATATTTTCATAGTTACCTCCTTATCAGAAATTTGTTCTTTGATTTACCCTATCTTCTATAGCCCATTTCCTCCTTAAATCTTTTGCATATGTAGTTGGAATAATTTCACCATTAGTTCCCCTTACTTTTGGAGCAATTGTATTTCTAAGGCTGGACTTCCATGTTATATCATTTAGTTTGTATGAAGCATCTGTATCTTTCCTGTACTGATTTTTTATTCTTTTAATCGTAGGTTTATCTATATTTAAATCTTTTTTCAATATAGATAATCCATTCCTATTTGCGAGACGTTCCTCTGCAATAATTCTTTTACTTTTTAAGAAATTACCAATCGTTCTCTTTATTCCTCGTTCCTTTAACTGATTATTAGGGTATTCATATCCAATTCCCTCTGGGTTTGTTCCGTGAGTAGTTAAATTTCTTATAACTATAACTGGCTTCAATTCTGTTCTATCTTTTAGAGAACGTTGTTGGAATTTTCTCAATATAGGTGTATTAGAAGTTTGTGCATGGCCTATTTCATGTGCAACGGTTTCTGCACTTGCTTGAGGAGAGTAGGAAATGGCAGTTTTTATTTTGTTTTTATATCTATTAGGTAATTTCTCAATATCTATTTCTTGAGTTTTTGCATTACCCGCAAATAAACTAGGATCTTTGACTGTTATTGCCTTTCTTTTATGAGCAGCCTTTTCCAATTCCCTTCTATGGTTACTGAGTTTTAAAATAGGTCTTCTGGTTCTTAGTACCTCCATGCCTTCTTCATTTTTTGTTATATCCTTAAGAATTGACTCACTTAGCTTAGTACTTATGTTTCGTCTAAGTCTACCCACATTCTTTTTATAGGTTCGTTTTAGTCCTGAGTGGTATACATCAGAAAGAATACTATAACTCCTTTCTTCATACCATCTCCACTTATAAATCTTCCCCACTGTTTGTCTAGGGCCGTACTTAAATATTTCCTCGCCCTTCTTTTCTAACTTTATCTCACCCAAACTTTCCAACCTTAAAGATGATGTATACCAGTATTCAGGAAGAACTAGAGCATAAGGGACTTTTGTGATATCTTGTGGGCCGTGGAGATAGTCTTTATTAATTCCCACTGCTCTATATACATAAATCCTAGTTCCTTTTCTGAAGTTTTCTCCTAGGTATAAACCAGAAATTGCATCTTCTATTGTCTGGTAAAGTCTAATCCTCTTTAATTTCCAATCTATAAACCTCCCCCGTGTTAGAAAATTGTCAGGGATGGTTGGTTTTATTATTTGTTTCTCTAGATTAGGTTGAGTAGAGACATAGTAATAATATGTTCTCTTTATTATCATATCTTTTTTGTTTTAATAGTAGTTCCCAGGATCCGCATTAAAGGGTAGATTCTTAGATCGTCCTGGGAATTTTGTTTTATTGATTAATTAAGACTCGAGTTGAACATCGAACAATCTTCCGTGTATAGATTCATCATAGTTAGCGGCTGCTGGTATATTCTCAGAACACCAAATATTATATTCACCTTCATTCATTGTTATAGAACTAAACGTCTTCCTATAACAATCTTCAGCCAAAGTAGTAGCGGGCAATATGGGAATATCATTAATTGTCAATGAAGTACAACCAGAGAACATCCAACTATAACAACCGGCGGCAAGTGTAGTGGCAGGAAGTTCAGGTGCCGTTGTCAATGAAGTACAACCAGAGAACATCCAACTATAACATTTGGCGGCAAGTGTAGTGGCAGGAAGTTCAGGTG